AGATGTGTATAAGAGACAGTCCTGATGTTTATAAAGTGCCTTTGTTCAGAAGGCAGTTCTGCAAAATGCTGGTAGATGAAATTCAACATATGGGTTTCAACCCTAATAAAACTGAAGATGAATTGAGGCAAATACCTGAGATTGTACTGCATGAAAAGATGCCACAGTTACATAGGAATATGTGGTACATCGTGCAGACTGTATTGAATCCAATCTTTTTTTCTTTATGGCAAAGACACTGTGCCAACATTGGTTCAGTACAAATTGCTAACTACAATATTAAAGACAAGAAGCAAGGCGCTTATCACCATGATGACTCAGCTGACTTAACCGTAGTTGTGCCATTGAACACAGGTAAATATGAAGGTGGTGGTACTGAGTTTCACAATTATGGTGTAGTGCCACCCTTACCAACAGGACATGCTTTGATGTTCCCATCATTCACAATGATGCACAAAGGATTGCCAGTGCAATCTGGTGATAGATATTTATTGGTTTTCTGGTTGTATGATAGAGCTAGAGTTGAATATCTAAACCAACATGGATTACCATAACTGGTCTAAGTCAATGGTTTGTACACCACTGATATTATATGGATGATATTCATTCGTAGTTTTTGCTTCTAAAATAAGACTCAATGCCTGTTCATTTTTTGATTGACCATAGGCTAATGCTTCTGGTGTCAGGTCATAAACAGCATATGGATAAGGATGTAATTTCTCTTGTGCTAAGAAAGAAAACCCATCAGCTGGCAAACCAACTGCTCTACATGCATCAACATACAAAGCGGCTTGCATATAATATCTAAAGCCATTGATAGCACTTTTAAAACCTCTGGGTGAACCATCACGACAGGTTTTTAAATCCCAAGGTCTAACGCCATCATACCAATCCAATCTTGATTTGAAGGGATGACCATGCCACTTAAAGCAAACTGTCAGCTCAACTTTGTGTTCTGGCTTAGGTATAAAATCTTTTACTACTTCTCTGCGGTCCATACAATTGTCATACATGGTTTGTGTGATGGCAGTGCGATTACCAATGCTATTTTCAAAATCCTCACACTCTTGCTTGCCTAGTTTAGTTCTTCTATCAAACTTAGGTGAGATAACAAACTCTTTATCAAAGTTATGTAGTTCAAGAAATACAGTGTGTTGTACTCTGCCTTCTAGTAAAGCTGGTGATTCATTAAAACCTTTTTTGTTTTTCCATGTAAACATACAGCGGTCAGCTTCTTTTAAATCAGAAGCTCGATACGCTGGTATCTCATTGTATTCTTCAAAAGGTAAATCTTCTATCACGCCTTCTTTAAAGTTCATTTATCACCTCACTAAAATGTTGTCCAGAATAAATTTCTTTGCCAAGTTGTTCAGCTTCATCATAGTCTTGGCAATGCTCATCAATTAACTTTTGCAAATACCATTGCGCTTTTTTCAAATCAGTAATTGGATTATTTTTATGTTTATGTCGATGAATATATTTTACAAGACATGCTTCTAGATGATATTTGAAATTATCACCAAGCTGTTGCTTTATGTAGTCAATGCATTCTATTTTTTCCTGAGTATAATGCTCAGGATGGTTTATTTCATCTTTCATATAATGTCCTAAAAAGGGTCAGAGGTAGCTCATTGGTGTAGGAGAAAGTGATGATAAGAGCTACCTCTGATTTGAACTAGAATGGTATTTCAATTTCCTCAACAGTTTCTTCTACTAAACTGCTTAGTCCAGCTGATGCTGTTGGTTGAATTGGAACTGGTGCGCTCTTAGACGCTGCAATAAATTCAAAACTTTCGTGTATCAATCCTTGTTGCCATTCTGGAATGGTGTCAAACATCTCACACATTTTTTTAGATTCATCGTCACTCTTACCATTAAACTCATTACAATAAACATCCAGATCAAAAATGACTGTTGGGTTTACTGTTTCAGTAATCTTAAAATTGTCAGGCTTAAAGATAGCTTTTATTCTGGCTCTACCTTCATCAGTGTGTTCAACATGTAACATGGCTGGCGCACCAACCATTTTACTTACGTCAAAACCTTTTAAATCTTCATTACTAAATGGTCTGCCACGCCATGTCACTAAGTCCTTATATAAGGTTGCATTTTCATTCAATGATGCAGTGTACTTCTTACTGATACTAAAAGGTCTGCCATCAGCCAGTGGTTGTGAAGGAACTTCCCATGTTACAAATATAGATTTTCTTTTCTTGGGTGGATTATCTTTCCAAGTTTCTTCTCTGGTTCCAGCGTCAATAATCTTGTAGCATACACCTATATGCTCACCAGCTTCTAACACTTCAAAGTCAGTATTCTCTGCACTAATTTTTAAAGCCATCGTCTTTCTCCATTATTTTAAGTTTGCTTATTGTTATTAATTTTTATATGATTATACATCTTTTTAGAAATTTAACAATAGTGATGATAAATTATGGCATTAAAGATTTCACGCCCAGAAGTGAAAAGTTTTGACAGACCCCTGACTTCAGACGCACAACAACAATTTTTGAGTTTCATGGCAGAAAATGGCATGGAACATGACAAAAAGAAAGGTTTGGTGATTGATGGAAGCATAGGTAGAGCTTACGTTAATCTAGGTGGCGAAAGAAAGCTGTCAGGCTGGTATCAATTGTGGTTAGACCAATCTGTACCTTTTGGTAGGATAGGTGATTACAGAGTCGCAATGGACCAGCCTACAGCTATTTGGAAACCTGAGAACAGGAAACGACAAACTATCACCAAGGCAGAACGCGAAGAAATTAAGCGATTACAAGCTGAAGTAGAAATTAAGAAAGCTGAGAAGTATTCTAAGGCAGCTAAACGCTCTCAGTCTCTGTGGGAGTCTTATAAAGAGTGTGAGGTGCATCCTTACCTAGAAAACAAAAAAGTTCTCTCTTACAAGCTCAGGATTGATGACAAAGGTAGATTAGTCATCCCTTTGTATGACGAAGATTTATCTATCGTAGGATTGCAATACATAGACGAAAAAGGCAAAAAACTTTTTCTTACTGGTTCTAAAAAAAGCGGGAGCTTTTTTATCCTTGGACAAGAAATCTTTAAAACCTCAGACAAAATCTATTTGTGTGAAGGTTATGCCACTGCTGCCTCTATATATAAAGACATGGAGCAACCAGTGTTTGTTGCTTTTGATGCTTACAATCTTTTACCTGTAGCAGAAAAATTATTCAGTGTACCTATCCTCAAAGAAAGAAAGTTTGTGTTTATCGCAGATAACGATGAGAAATCTAAGACAGGTGAGAAAGAAGCAAAGAAAGCCTGTAAGTTCATCATCAAAAACAAAGGCAGAGCTGAAGTTTTAATGCCAGAAACACAAGGTGATTACAATGACCATGTGAACGCAGTTGAAGGTGAAGTATTACCGCCATTGCAAGTGTTGGATATGAATACTGAGGTTGATTTTGTTAAGTCAGAGAAAGGCAGAATGCTTAACATTAAAGACAATGTGCAAGCAGTGATGAAAATGAATGCCATCAATGTTAATTACAATGTAATCAAGAAAAAGATGGAAATTGAAATACCTAACATGAAGTTTATCGCTGACATGAAAGAAGAAGCCAGCTTGGTAGAAATTGAGGATAGATGCATCCTAACTGGAGTGCCACACACCAGAGTGAGAGATTATCTCAAGATACTGGCTAAAGAATACAACCCAGTAGTGGAATGGATTGACAGCAGAGCTTGGGATAAGAAAACCCGCTTACAGGACTTCCTTGATACCATCAAATCCAGAAACTCTGATGTTCTGAAAGACATGTTGCTCAAGAAATGGTTAATTAGTTGTGTGGCAGCTGCTTATGAGCCAAATGGAGTTGAATTGGAAGGCATACTGGTATTCCAAGGAGCGCAAGGTCTAGGTAAGACGTTGTGGTTCAAACGCTTATGTGATTACAACAAAGGCTGGCTATTGGAAGGTGCAACCCTTAACCCTAGTGACAAGGACAGTGTGAAGCGCGCAGTATCACATTGGATAGTAGAGCTGGGTGAGATTGAGTCTACCTTTAAGAAGTCAGACATAGATCAACTCAAAGCCTTTGTGACTGCTAAGACAGATGAACTTAGATTGCCCTATGACAGAGCATTTACCACTTACCAAAGACGCACTGCATTCTTTGCATCAGTCAATGGCAGAGAATTTCTCACTGACAGCACTGGCAATCGTAGATTCTGGGTGGTGTCCACCAAGGCAATCAATTTCAATCATGGTTTAGACATGCAACAAGTCTGGGCTGAGGTGAAGGAAACTTTGTATGTCGCTGGGCAAAAGAACTGGTTCCTATCGCCTGACGAAAGGGAGTTATTACAGGACTCCAACGAAGGGTATAGAACCCAGAGTAGTGTAGAAGATTTAATCTTAGAACATGTTGAGTTTGATAGTAAGGTGACCTCACCTGTACAAATGACAAAACTGTTAAGAGATTTAGGCATCAACAATCCCAGAATGCCAGACTTCAAAGATGCTAACAGAGTGTTACATCAGAGAGGGGTGGAACCCAGAAGAACCAATGGCAAAAAAGTGTATGATTTGAGTTACACCAAAGTATCAGATGAAACACTCACGCCATTTAGTAATGGTTATAGTAATTGATTATGGCAATTAAAAATTTACCCAACCAAAAAGAAAAAAGAAAGCAAAAAGTGTTAGATCTTGGATGTGAAGATGAATGGGGTGGTATGCCAGAGTTTCATCAAGAAGATTTAACGCCATGGCATCAAGTCAATGTTAGGTTTAAAGATCAGAAAGATTTTGAAAAGTTTGTGAAACTAATGGACCAAAGAATTACACCTAAACAAAAGACTTTGTGGTTTCCTTACTTACCACACAGAATGGCATCGCACTTTCATTATGTAGATAAAGATGACACCTAGATACCCAATGTATATTGTTTCCAAAGGGCGTTGGGAAACCAGATATACCAGTATTGCGTTAGAAAGATTGAAAATACCTTATTGGATAATCGTAGAAGATCAAGAGTATGATAATTACGCTGATGTTATACATCCTGATAAGATCCTAGTATTACCACAACAATATTTAGATGACTATGATACCTGTGATGACTTAGGTGATAGTAAATCAAAAGGACCGGGCTCCGCCAGAAACTTTGCATGGCAACATGCCATTGACGAAGGCGCAAAAAGACACTGGGTGATGGATGACAACATCAATTCATTCCAGAGGCTGAACCAAAACCTTATGTGCAAAGTTACCAATGGAGCTATGTTCAAAGCATGTGAAGATTTTGTAGATAGGTACACAAATTTGTATTTAGCTGGACCAGCCTATGATTTCTTTGCAATAGCTAAGACTGTCATGCCACCTTTTGTAAAGAATACACGCATTTACTCTGTACTGTTAATCCAGAATGACATGCCATACAGATGGCGTGGTAGGTATAATGAGGACACAGATTTGTCATTGCGGATCCTGAAAGATGGACACTGCACAGTGCAATTCAATGCTTTTTTACAGGAAAAACAAACCACACAATTAATAAAAGGTGGTAACACAGAAGAATTTTATGCCAAAGAAGGTACGCTGCCCAAGTCACAAATGCTGGCTGATCTGCATCCTGATGTGGCAAAAGTAGTATGGAAATTTAGTAGATGGCATCATGATGTAAATTACATTCCTTTCAAAAAGAACTTATTAAAAAAGATAGATGGATTGAAAATCCCCACAGGAATAAATAATTATGGCATGGAATTGGTGAAAAAATGAGGTGTTGGCATTGCAATATGAGGGTGATTTGGGGTGGCGACCATGCCCTTGATAAAGAAGAAAATGAACATTTCGATATGGTCACAAATTTAACTTGCCCAAGTTGCGAAGCATTTGTTGAGGTTTACAGGGCGAGAATGAGTGCAAAGGGTGGCAAAATAGGGTGCAGTAATGACATGCCTACCTATGACGAAGGTACTGAAGAATGAAGGTTTTTGCTATTAGGTAGTGTTAGGTAGATACTATTATAACTGTCTCTTATACACATCTGACGCTGCCGACGATCTTACGCGTGTAGATCTCG